GAGCTCCACCGAGCGACGTGATGAGCGGCCGGTTTGCGTCGATGAGGTTGACCACGGCGCCGACGATGGGCTCGGGCAGGACTCCGGGCGTGTCGGCGGTGGTTTGGTTGGCGACGGCGCGAGCCTGCGCGACACGTTGCGCGGCGTCGGCGTCGGGGTGGCCTCGCTCCATGATGCCGGCGCCCCGGAGGTAGTCGACGAGGAACGCGCCGGCGGTGCGGTAGCTGGGGGCGTGGTCGTCGCCGGCCATGCGGCGCGGCGTCCCCTCGGTGCGGGGCGCGGGGAGCGTCGAGGTGGTGGCGTCGTGCGTGGCGCGCAAGTCCTCGAACGCGGCGAGCGGCGCAATCTGCTCGTCGATTTCGGTGATGCGCTGGCGGGACGCTTCGAGCAACGATCGCTCCGCGTCGACGAGGTCGCGCCCCTCGACCTGCGCGAGAACGGCGTCCATGGACGCGATGGCCTCGGCGCGATTCTCGCGGAGGCGTTCTAGGACAACGTTGGGCATGGTGGACTCCTAACCACTCGGTGACGTGCGGGCCCGTAGGTGCCGGCGGCGTGTCACCTGCCGTGGTCCCCGCGTGAGTCGAGCTCGGGGCGGTGGCCGGAGGTTGGTGGCGGAGTCGTCGCGCGCTATGCGCTCGACCGCGACCGTAGCGCGTCGAGCTCGGCGCGCCATGTGTCGGGGTCGAGCTCGGGGTGTGCCGCGGTGCGGAGCTCGGCCCGAGCTCGGTGGTAGACGGCGGCGTCGCGCACCTCGGTCACCTGTGCGTCGACGAACGCGGGCGTCGGCGTCATCGACACTTCGATCAAGCGCGACTCGGTCCGCGTCACGCGGTCCTTGTGCTCGGGCCCGAGCTCGGGCGCCCAATCGTCGACGAGCTCCCAATCGGATCGGATCGGCTGAAATCCGATCGAGAGGCCGACGAGGTCGAGCTCGACCGCGGCTTGGGCGGCCTCTTGAGCCTCGGGCCGGTCGGAGAGGCGCCACACACCGCGGAGCGCGTCGTCCTCGTGGTGCCATTGCTCGGCGTGGCCCACGGGGATCGAGCGGTTGTTGTGGAACAACAACAGGGGGAGGTTTTTGCCGGCGCCCTTGGTCGACCGCACGAACGAGCCGGGGGCGTGTTGCTCCAAAAACCAGCCGATGTCGGCCTCGGTGTTGAACGGGACGGCGCGCCCTTCGAGGTAGCGGTAGGGCCGGCCGACGACCTGCGCGTCGCGGAGCTCCATGGCGACGGAGTCGCGCCATAGTCGCTCGCGGTTGCCATCGGGGCCGGGGTTGGCCTGCGTGGCCTCGAACGTGGTGGAGCTCATGACGTGGCGTCCCCCTCGGTAGGTGTGTCGCCGGCGGCGCCGGCGGTGTCGGGCTCGGCGGGCTCGGGGTCGGCGAGCTCGTCGGGAGGTTGGGGCGGGAGGCCGAGCAACAAGCGTTGCTCGGCGATCGTGATGGCGCCGGTGGGTGCGAGTTGCGCGAGCGCGGCGGCGGTCGTGGCGAGGTCGTCGCGCAAGAGTGTCGAGCGGCGGAACCTGACATCGGTGCCACGCGGGAGCCACGCGGCCGACCACGCGTCCTCGAAGTCGGCGAGGATCGGTTCGAGCGAGGTTCGCAAAATCTGCTGATACTGCGGGCCGGCGGTGCGGTACGTCATGCCGGCCACGGGGGCCCCGAGCCAGTAGCCGTCAAGGTTGAACATGTTGGCGATGTCTTGGAGCGATGCCTTGCGCGCCTCGACGAGTTGCGTGTCGGCCGGCGACCACGCGAGGGGGATCACCTCGGAACCGTTGGGGAGGATGGCGGGCTCGCGGTTCGGCCCCCCGTACTTGGTGAGCCAGTCGGCTTTGGCCTGCGTCGCGACGTCGTCGGCGAGGACCGCTTGGGGCGTGATGATCGCGACGGACGGGACCGCGGAACCGTTGAGCGTCGACCGCTCGAATTCTTCTTCCATGGCGACGCGGTCGAGCGTGTTGAGCCCTTCCTCGACCACGCCCACACCGCGGACGGGGTAGCTCCGGTCGGCGCCACGCTTGATGTGGACGACGTCATCGAGGGGGAGCTCGACGGCGCGCCCTTGGGGTGGGGCGTAGTAGTAGCTGACCGCGGGGACCGCTCCGGGCGTCCACAAGATGAACACCCACGAGGCGGGGAGCCATGCCATGGCGGTCGGCCAGCCGGCGGCGTTGCGGTTCGTCACGAGCGAGAGGGCGTTGCCGTTCAACAAGTAGTCCTCGACGTGGACGTGAACGAACCACGGGCGACCGTTGCCGGGGGTGGGGTCCTGCCGTTGAACGATCGGCGGTTGTGGGTCGATGCGCGAGTAGCCCTTGAAGGCTTCGAGCTCCATTTGCTTGCACATGCCGGCGTAGAGCGCGAGCGCGCGTTGCACCGCGGGGACCTTCCGCGCGGAGGCGGTGTCCCACACGTAGGGGCCGGGCGCGCCATAGATCGCGCTGGGCGGCGGGATGAGCGAGCCCGAACCCGACCGCGGCACGAGCGGAGCGCGCGTGGCGAGTCCGAGGCCGGCGGCGGCCGGCGGCGCGGCCAATGACATCGGCGTAATCCTGCCACCGATGCCGACCCCGAGCTCGCTTCCCTGTGTCGAGCTCGTCGAGCTCGGGGTCGGCCACCTCAAGGGCGGGACCCTTTCGAGGCGGCTTTGGCGCGCGTGATCGTACCCGCGGGGGGTGACAGTCAGAGGATGCGGAACACCCCGAGCTCGGGCGGGGCGTGGTCCCACCCCCACACCGCGACGGTCGAGGCGGTGAGCGTGGCGAGCGAGCCGGCCGACTGCCGGCGGCCCCACGCCCACGCGTCCCCTAGAGCTCGGCGCGCCGCGGAGGCGGCGGCGGCGTCGAGGGCGGGGTGGGGTCGGTAGGTGATGGTCGGCGGTTCGGTCGTGAGCCCTTCGAGGAACGCGGCACAGGCGCCGGCGTAGTCGCGCGCCTTGAGGCCGGCGAGCGTGACACCGCGGCGGCCGGCGGCGTCCGCGACGTCGATGGCGGGGCCGGCGGCGTCGTAGGCGACGAGGCGGGGGCGCCATCGGTCGACGAGCTCGACGAGGCGGTCGACGATCCACGCGACTCCGGGCCGGTGGTCGGCGACCTCGACTTGGGCGTTGCCGGCGGCGTCGCGCCACGCGGCGACGATGGCGGCGTCGGAGCGGTCGACCGCGACGTCGAACCCGAGCGCGAGCCCACCGGGGTCGGGGAGGCCGACCCCCTCGTCGGGCCCACGAGCTCGGCGCCACGCGTCGAGGGGGATCACGCGGGCGGCGATGCTCACCCATCGGTTGCCGTAGGCGCGGGCGAACCCATCGGGCCCAAGTTGGTCGAGCGCGGCGACCATGGCGGCGTCGTCGACGGTGCGCCCATAGGCGGGGTGGTAGATCGGCCACGAGGCGGGGGCGGTCGGGTCGAGGTGGTCGGGACACGACCACTCGAAGTACGCGACCCCCTCGCGGCGGTCGGCCTCGACCGCGGCGCGGCCGGCCTCGACGGTGCCGAGCCACCACGTCGAGGCGGCGTCGCCGGCGGTGCTGACCTTCCACACTTGGGCGTCGGCCTTGGTCGCTTGGGTCGGCACGATTGCTTGGTCGATGGCGTCGCCCTGTTGTTGGTCGAACCGCCACGCCTCGTCGACCATGACGAGGTCGGACGTCTTGGAGTGCAACGCGTCGCGGTTCGGTGGAAATGGTCGGATGAGTCCTTCCGAGCGGCGCCACTTGATGTGTTCGGAGCCGGCCATCCTGCGGAGCGCGACCTCGGGCGCGAACGGCGCGACGAGCGGCCAATGCTCATTGACGAGCCAGTCGACCGCGTCCTTGGCGGATTGCATCGTGAACCACACACGAGCTCGGGGGATGACGAGGGCGCGGTGATCGAGGACGACCCCGTCGAGCGTCGTCTTTCCCGACTGGCGGGGGACGGTGACGATGACGAGGCGGTAGGCGTAGCGGAGCTCGCCGGTGACGCGGTCCGCGACGAGCTCGGTGGCGACGTCGGCCACGAACCGCTGCCATGGCATGAACGGGCGCCCCTCGGCCACGGCGAACGCGGCGAGCTCGTGGCCCCTACTGGCGCGCTCCGGGGTCGGGCGTGTTGCGATCGCCGGCGGCGGGCCGGCCGAGCTCGGCCAAGAGTCGCTCGAACACGTCGGCCTCGGTGGCCGGCGCCGGCGGCGCGAGTCCTTCGGCGTGGCGGAGCTCAAGGTAGACACGCGAGGCGGTGGAGAGGACGTCCGCGTCGCGGGCGAGCTCGGCGATGTCGACGGCGTGGGCTTGAGCTCGGAGCGCGGCCCGAGCGGCGGGCTTGATGTCGTCCCGCGTGGCGAGCTCGTTGTCGAGCCCGACCTCGACTCGGCCTCGCCGGCGGCGATCCGAGCTCATCGGCGGCCATCGCCGGCGTCCGAGCTCGACTCGGCCCGGTTCGGGC